GTTATATGAAAAATTGTCTAAAGATGGAGTAATTGGAAAGTATGAAAAAGGGATCTATTTTCAAGATATTTTGGACAACAACCTCATGTTCATCCAATCAGGGAAAATCAGCGATGTCGATATGAATTATGCCGGATTAGATAACAGTTTTTCAACACTAATGGAAGACGGATATATGATTGTGGCGCTATATTATAATCCGATTAAGCAAGTATACTTTATTCCACTTCACGATTACGACTTTTCTTTGGAAGGAGACGATATGTGTTATGAAAATTCCAGCAATAAATTGGATTCCATTCGACCGTAGTAATCCGCCAACAGATTTACATGATACTGATCATCTGATATTTTTACGAGAAGATAATTGGAGCAACGGTAAAACATGGGAATACCATGCAGATGTTGCAAGTCCGTATGGTAATTATATCGATGATTTCTGGAATACCACAAATGATTGGATCGAGGGCAACAATATTGTCCAAGTATTAGTTTATGCTGAATTACCATATGGGTTAAAAGAAGAAGACTTGATTGAGAAATTGGAGGAGGTAACATGAAGAAAATTCCAACATTATTTGAGAGAGTTTACGAAGGACATAAAATTGTTGATATTAAGAATGTTATCACACCTGGTTGTGAAGAAGCACTTGCCAGAGGAATCCCAACGGTAAAATATGACGGTTCTTGTTGCGCTATTATTAATGGTCAGTTCTATAAAAGATACGACTGTAAAAAAGGGAAAATTCCTCCAAAAGGGGCTATTGCCTGCTGTGATCCAGATCCGATTACCGGACACTGGCCACATTGGGTTAAAGTAGACGAAAATAATCCATCAGATAAGTGGTTCATTGAGGCATACAACAATAGTGTAAAAGATGGCGCTAAACTTGTTGATGAAACATGTGAAGCGGTCGGACCACATTTTCAGGGAAATCCTTACAATATCAGCTATGATATTTTAATCTCTCACGGGATGCATATCATTACCAATCTATACTTAACATCAAATGCTCATGCTTCCTTTGAAAAAATTCGTAAATATCTGAGTAATAACCCGATCGAAGGAATTGTATTTTGGCTAGACGGAGAACCTATCTGTAAAATTAAAAGAACGGACTTTGGTTTTGAATGGCCTATTCGATCAACAGAATGGAGAGGTGGACATGAATATATTTGACGAATGGACAGAAGTTTCTGATGGGATTTACAGATCTAAAGAATATGAAAATAGTGTATATGAACTTTTGATCTTAAATTGGAAAAAATCGACCGATATTTTGAGCGCGAATTGTGCTTTATATTTCAGAAGCATTGACCCATGGAAAGACCCAAATAGTCATGTATGCAGGACTTGTATCGAACATTCGGCGCCATTAGCCGCCTGCCTTGAACTTGTCAAAGAGCATTCAGAAGCATGTAAGCGTTTAAAGAATTTTGTTATCCATAGAGACAATACGTCTGAAAAACCGACACGATGCTCAATTTGTGCCAACTGCGAAATGGAAGAGGTTCACTATGACGATGATGACTACGATGAGCCGTTCTGTGAATTAGGCAAATCCATTTTTGACTACTATGGATATTTTGACCAGCATTGTAAGGAGTTTAAACTGAAATGAGATTTAACCTGATTAAACGAAAGCATAAGCATCAGTGGAGAATAACGGAGATTTCCAACGTCATTCAGCTCGATGACTTTGGCTACCCATTGCGATTGTGCATTGAAAAGTGTGATATTTGCGAACAATCAAAACAGGTATGGTTGGACGTGGGCGAAGAAGCTCTGAAAGAATTGGAGACTGGTGAATCTGTGCTGTGCGAATGGCGGAAGATATGCGAGGAGTAATAAAGTGCGGTATCACAATATAACAAAAGACGATATGCTCAATGGAGATGGATTGCGTGTAGTGTTATGGGTATCAGGCTGTTCACATCACTGTCCTGGATGCCAAAATCCAATTACATGGGATCGCAGTGATGGATTGATATTTGACGGAAACGCGTTAAATGAGATCGACGATCAGCTTGGGAAGAAGTATATATCTGGAATAACGCTTAGTGGTGGAGATCCATTATTTGAAGGGAACCGACGAGATATATTGGTTTTGTGTAAATATATCAGAGAGCTGTTCCCTAATAAAAATATATGGCTTTATACCGGTTACACTTACGAAGAGGTATCGGATCTTGAAATCATGGATTACATTGATATTTTAGTCGATGGACCATATGTTGAAAAGCTTCGCGATACCTCTTTGAAATGGCGTGGCAGTTCGAACCAGAGAGTTATTGACATAAAAGAAACCCATAAAATTGGACGAGTAGTTTTGTGGTGTGATTGAATTGACCAGATACGAGAGGAGAATAATAAAGTATTATGGGACGTGCTGAGAAAAGAAAAATCGAGAGAACAGAGCGTATTGAAAATCGTAAAAATAAGCTCCTGGTAACCAGAAAAGATTTGAAAGATATGAGAATGTCAGTGTCACGGGATAATGTCAAAGTTCTTATGGCCTGCTTCGCCCTTGCCGAGCATAGATTATACGGATACGGAAGAAAGCGTTGTATCAGAACACTCAATTATGTGGATAAGATGATGGGTGACATTCTTGACGGTACAAGCTCCTTTGATGACTATGTTAACGAATTGCGAGATGACGTAGGAGTCGTCATTAAATACTGATTCGCGTAAAATACATAGCTTATTATGAAACAAAATTATGTTGCATAACGAAAGGAGAATATTATGGATTTTAAGAAAGGCGACAAATCATTATTTGTTCCAACAATGGCAATCCTTGCTGGAGTATTGGTGATTGAGAACATTGCCAAAGCAATCTGTGAAACGGTCGAAAAAGTGCATAAGTAGTTTCAAAAGAGGAGGCTCTGACTTTAGTGGTCAGGCTTCTTCTTTTTATTTTATCAAATCATTTGAAGGAGAAAAACTATGACGACAAGAGTAGAAACATGGCAGGGACACAATATTAGATTCGTTCTGAAAAATGATGAATGGTGGGCAATTCTCAGTGATGTTTGTAAAGCGCTTGGAATTGATCCAATGGCTGCATTTATGAAACTCGATGAAACCACTATCGATCAGGTAGAGAATCTAATTCCAAGCGTTGATAAGTATTTAGACATTGTAAATGAAGTCGGAATTTACGAACTGATGTTTCTGAGCAATCTCTCTGATGCGAATAGAATGCGTTTCTGGACAGGAACGGTTCTTAAAAGATTGCGTAATCGGATCGGGCTTTCAGAGTACGAAGTAATGCGGATGATGGATGGCGATATTCAGGAAGAAATCGACAATCTTCTCGATGATATTTTCTACGACGAAGAGACAGGAAAAACCATGATAAGTGTCACAGTAGCCGGAGGTGACGTCGAACAGGTCCCAATCGAAGATATCTTGTAAAGGAGAAACAGGGCAAAATTTGAGCGTACAATATCGACAGAAAACAGAAACAAATTTTTTATATCCGTATCAGTTGGATGCAGTCAATCAATTAAAAAATGGTTGCATACTATGTGGAGCGGTCGGATCTGGAAAATCTCGAACCGCTCTTTTTTGGTATTTCAAAGAGAACGGAGGCTGGATTGATAAAGATGGATATTCTCCGATGAGAAGTCCGAAAGATTTATATATCATAACGACTGCGAAAAAGAGGGATTCAAAAGAATGGCTTGGCGAATTAGTTCCATTTTTGTTATATCCAGGCGATGACGGTAAAACAAGATTTGGGAACAAGATTGTCGTAGATTCATGGAATAATATCGGCAAATACGTAGATGCTGAAGATTCATATTTTTTGTTGGATGAGCAGCGTCTCGTTTCATATGGAGCATGGACCAAATCATTTTTGACGATAGCTAAGTCAAATAAATGGATTTTGCTCAGTGGAACACCAGGCGATTCATATGTCGAGTATTTACCAGTATTTTTGGGAAATGGATTCTTTAAAAATAAGACAGAGTTCAATCGGGAGCACGTAATATTTTCGAGATATACGAAGTATCCCAAAATTGATCGTTATGTAAATACAACAAGACTGGACCGGCTTAGAGATAGAATACTTGTGAATATGGATTATACGCATGATATTGTCAAACACAACGAGGATATTTATTGTAGTTATGATATTCAGCAGTATAAGTTTGTTATACGAAATCGGAAAAATATCTACAAAGAGAATGAGCCAATCCAAAATGCTGGAGAAATGTGTAACGTGCTTAGACGAATTGTAAATAGCGATGAGACACGCCAGATCAAACTTCTTGAGATTCTCGAGAGTCATCCACGAGCAATTATATTTTACAATTACGATTACGAAAGAGAAATACTATTGAACCTTGGGTATGAATATGGGACAGAAATAGCCGAGTGGAATGGACATGCTCATCAGCCAGTACCGGAAGGAAATAAGTGGGTTTATATTTGCCAGTATAATTCTGCAAGCGAAGGGTGGAATTGTATACGAACAAATTGCGTTATCTTTTATAGTCAAAATTATTCGTATAAAATGATGACACAGGCTGCCGGGCGCGTTGATAGACTAAACACGCCTTATGATGAACTTTATTACTATTATCTTAAATCAAGATCCGGTATTGATTTAGCAGTATCGAGAGCTTTGGCAGATAAGAAAAAATTTAATGAAGGGAGATTTGTTGGATGGAACAAATCACAGGTATCTTATAATGTGGCAAAGAAAGAAAATAGGCAAGCTGCATAAAGAATATTATGTAAGTGATTCTTATGGAAATACTGATAAGGTCATGGTGCGGAAAATTAATGAACTTATTGGCACAATTAACGAATTAACAAAACGCATTGATATTTTGGAAGGGAGAAAATAGGCATGGACCTGATTGGAATTGTGCTCGTTATGTTAATTTATCTGACAATTGGAAACATGGTCGAAACTTGGTCAAAACCGGACAACGCTAAATATTCATTTAAAATTGTTTTGTTTTGGCCGATATTGGTTATTATGTTCATAATATACGAAATCCACTGCAAGAGAAAATAATCATTGATGGATGGAGGTATCATATGAGAAATATAAAAATATTGGAAATGCTAAACGACAACAAAATTGAAGAGCTTAAGACAGAACTAAGAGATGAAATTTATACGGATTCGTTAAAAGAAATTCCGACAGCTAAAAAGCGATATATAGCCATGAAGAAATATTTCTCATATACAAATGAAACAAGAGAGATATTACAAAAGCCATGCAAAGTTATTGTTAATGGCATTGATTATACATGCTTTACAAATGCTAAGACACTTGCGTTGACTACAGAAAATACTGGAGAAATAGAGCTTTTGGATAAAACCAAAATAACGTATCCGGATATAAATAAATTGATCACATTCGCCGGTATCAAAAGAAAAATCAATTTCTCAAAAAAATTCGCCATTGCCAAGTCAAGAGGTTATATTCCATTAAAGCGAGATATTACCAATTCGAAACTTTCTTATTTACTGGAATACGATGGATCGTATTATAATCTTACGCTCGTTGATATAACATATCGCATCATTGAGGATTGCGATACAGCATTGACGTATCATTTGGAAGGTCCGAGAAATCCAATAACGATTCAAACTGGTGTTGGCATTTGCATGA